TTTTATTCGTTTTTATTTTATTTGTTTATCCGTTATTATTTTTTATAAAAATAATAAATTGATAAAAAGCTACCTAATAATTTTATCATTAGAGAAATGAAAATATAAGTTGAAAGACCTATTTTACATGTACCGTTATTATATATATAACCCCAAAATATTAAAGAACCTATTATGTTCCATACCAAATTAAATAAACCTGAGACATATGAGTTACCTAGTGTTAACAAATAAGCTATGCTACTTTTATTTTCAAAATCTTTTATTAATATTATTGTTATTATTATAGTTATTAATAATATTAAATTTATAAATCCAGAAAGCAACAAATATAATTTCAACGTTATATCGAGATAAGGTGTTCCTTCATTAACGCAACTAACATCTATTAAACTATAATATATATCACAAAATATTAGTGGAATATATATTATTATTAATATTGATAAAATACATATTTTCATAACTCTTAATTTTATTATTCTATCTCCAAAATAATCTGATGGTTTTTTTAAAATACTTTTTAATGGTGACTCAATTGACTCGCTTAAATCATTAGTTTCTACATCAATAACAATACTCGTCATTCTCTCGCTATTATATTCTTCAACCATTAAACTTGAATTATTCATTTTTCTTCACTTTATAATATAACATTATGTTACTCCTCTTTATTTAATTCAATTTTTTTATTATTTAAATTTTTATTAGTAATTAAAAAATATCTTTTATATTTTTTAACGCCTTCCAAAGTATAACCATCTGATTTTCTAATAGGCTCCATTTTATATCCATAAACATGTAAAATTTGTCTAATCAAATTAATTAATGGCCACTTTTGTGATTTTTCGGCATTTTTTTGCATGCTTGTCATAAATGATGAACTATAATTTTTTTTTAATTCAGGTATCAATTGTTTTACTTCATTATATTTATCATCTGACAACAAAGTATCTCTCGAAATAATCACACCATTTAATTGTTGGGTTTTATCGATTTCAATTCCAATTACTTTAAACACTGGTTTAATTTCATCATCCATATAAAAAATTTTGATTTTAATTTTTAAAAATATACTAATATAAAAAAATTTTTATTTTTATATTTAATTTTTTTATATTATTAAATGAATTAATTTAGATATTCAACTCTGGAATGTTGTAATTTTCTCCATTTTTAACATATTTCGCAATAATTTTAGGGTTCATTTGATTTTTTATTATGTCAGCAGTATCATAAACATTATTTGATTTATCAATGTAATAAATTATACCTTGAATATCTTGTGCCCAAACTTCTACCTTGTGAGTATTTATTTTAGGTTCATCGTGATTATCAATCACAATTCCGTGTGGTGTGCCTTTTATATGAGTTCCACAATATTCACTTCCATCTTTTTTACGTCTGGTACACTGTTCATTACTAGCCCTTTTTGCGCAACATCTATCGTATATTGGCACAAAATTCTTTACGCGCTTTCGCTTTTGAAAATCCTCTTTATTAAATGATAATCTATCGTAGTCATAAATATATTGAAGAAGTTGTGTAGATGTCACATCATTATTTAACCCCAATTGTGTAGCCTTCTCTCGAATACTATCCTTGAACAAAGTAATATAAGCTTCAACTTTTTTATTTAGACGTCTTTCCATTTCTTTATATTGTTATTTATAATATATTGACTATTATTTAAATCAATTTTTTAAATATTAAAAAAAACCACTTAAATAATTGAACATTTTATCATATCTCAAACGCAAATTTCACATTAAATAAAAAAATTGATTAAAAAATTATTAAAGTATATATAGATAAGTTAAAATATATATTAAAATGACAGATTTTGAAATCATTAGTTGGTTAAATTCTTTACCCGAAGATACCACAATAATTGATCTTACTTATAAAAATATTACTTCTATTCCAAATTTAATAAGGTTTAAAAATCTACAAACATTAAATATTAATAATAACAGACTAACTTGTCTACCTACTTTGCCTGAAACTCTAGAAACATTAAATTGTTATTATAATGAATTAACTTCGCTACCAACTTTACCTGAAAATTTAAAAACATTAATTTGTTTTAATAATAGATTAGATTCTTTACCTACGTTGCCTAAAAATTTACAAACATTAAATTGTTACCATAATGAATTAAATACACTACCTACATTGCCTGAAACTTTAGAAATTTTGTACTGTTATAATAATAGATTAAATACACTACCTAAGTTGCCTGAAAGTTTACAAAAATTTAATTGTTATTATAATAATTTAACTCATATGCCTGATTTACCGAAAAATTTAAAATTATTTAATTGCTCTCATAATAAAATAAATTATATACATAGTTTTCCTGAAACTCTAGAAAAATTATTTTGTTATCACAATGAATTAACTTCATTACCTAGTTTTCCAAAAAAACTACAAACATTATATTGTTATAATAATATATTAAATTATTTACCTACATTACCTAAAACTCTAGAAATATTATATTGTCCTTACAATAATCTAACTTCACTACCTGAATTACCCGAATCTCTACAAACATTAGCTTTTTATAATAATATATTAACTTCACTACCAACTTTGCCAAAAAATATTATAGCACTAAATTGTTCACATAATAATCTAACTTCACTGCCAACTTTGCCTGAAAATCTACAATCATTATATTGTTTCAATAATAAATTAACTTCACTACCTAATTTGCCTGAAACTCTAGAAACATTAAATTGTTCTTTAAATAATTTATATACACTACCTGTTTTACCTTACACTCTAAAAACATTAGTTTGTTGTCATAACGATATAACTTATTTACCTTCTTTACCAGAAAATTTACAAATATTAAATTGTGGTGATAATAATATATATTCACTATCTGATTTACCTGAAAGAATACGAATAATATCTTGTTATAAAAATCCTATTTACGAAATAATAAAGAGTAATCATTATGATATTAATGATGTAACTTTATTAAAAAATAACATAAGAATTGTAAATCATTTTCGTGATTTATATTATTGTCTCAAATTTAAAAATCAATTTAGAAAATGGTTATGGGAAAAAATAAGAGAACAAAAAATCATTAAAAAATATCATCCAACATATTTAATTGAAAATTTATATGAGGATTCTGATTTAGATACAGTTCTAAATAATTGGTAAAATTTTATAATTTTTATAAATTTTATAAATTATACTTTTGGCTCATTGTTAGGTAAAATTAATATACATAAAATTATAAATATGTAAAATAAAATATATACACCGTAAACATCTTCTCCTATGCCATAAAAATTTAAAACTTGTGTTATGCTATAAAAAAATATAACTGATAACCCTATTATTGTAATTGCGTTCATATATTATTATTTTAGATTATTTAATAATATATTATTCTAAACTATGCTATAAGTTAATTCATTTGGGTCAAATTTGTCACCTAATTTTTTTTTATTTATGTAATGATAACTCAATGGTATTTGCTGATTATGTTCTTTCATAACAATCATAGGTGTATCTCTAAGAAAACTGCCATCATCTAATTCTATAGTTCCTAAATATACACTTTCATAATTTTTTGCCCAATTTCCGTCGTGGTCTGATATCCTTAAAGTCTGTATCTCATATGTTTTATCACTATTATTATCTTCTAACATAAATTTTTTTATTTCTGAATCATCAATTTGATCATTTGGCATATTTTCTATGTACTTTGTATTACCAGGAAATAATGCGAATCTTACTATTCCTCCTTTTATATACCTACCATTTTCATTATCTGTAATTAATTTATCAAACATACTTTCTTTATTATAATTTTTAGACCATCCACCTTGTCTTACTGCGTTAAAAAAATCCGTAAAATAATAATAAGGACCTAAAATAGCCATTTTATCTTTTGAACTTTCACCAAACATATTTGTAAAATTTAATTGTTTTGGTGTTGACTTACCTACAAATCCAACAATTGGTATTTCATATGCATCATTATTTTTATCGTATAAATAATTTATAGTGTCATTTTTTAAGAAAAAATTTATTGTTTCTGGACTAATTTCTAAATTGCAAATTTTTCTATGATTTATTATTTCATCCGTCAAAGCAAAACATATTTGATTAAATGAGTATGTTTCATCTAATTCAATATTACAATTTGTAACATCATAAAATAAATATAAATTTGAATCAAAATCGTAGAACCCATCAAATTCTATATTAGAATTAAATAAATCAAAGTCCAAAACATTAAGTATACCAGATAAAAATACTTTTGAATAAGATACCAAATTATTATTATTATTGAAAGACTTATAAATTAAAAGTGATGGCAACGATAATTTAGATAAACCATTATCTGTTAATAAAAATTGTAAAAATGGATATTTTCCAGTTCTATCAACTTTGTACGCACATAAAAAAATAGAAGAGTAATTATCTGTATCAGCAAATAGAGATTCATCACGTAACAAAAATTGTTTAATTCCATAATTATAATAAAGTGGCTCTGGTGGACAATAGTCTTCGCTTAAATCCATTATTATAATTATAATAATTGATATCTGTTTAATTTATTTATACTAAAAATACTTATTTGTCTTATTTATCTATTTGTCTATTTTATTTATCTATTTTTCTTTTAATTGTTTCTTTAATTTGTTCTTCTCGACTATCCATTACATGTTTTGTAATTTCTTCCGCTATTTTGACATCATTTTTATAGTAATTTTGTAATGCTGATAATAAAGTTTTACCATTTATTGCCTTTTTTACTTTATTCTTTTTATAAACTAATGCGCCACCATTTATATCAAAACAATCAATACTATTCGTTTTCATAACTGTAACAAGGTTTTCTGTCAAATTTTTCTTTTTATTAGTTCTTTCCTTAATTTCAGCTTTTAATTGAGATATTTCGTTATCAATTTTAATCCATTCTTTAATATTATTTACTAATTGCTCTTTTGTATCCATTAATTAATAATTATATTTATTGTTTATATATTAATTATTAATAATTAATTATTTGTTCTGCATTAATGAATAATGTCGTTTACACATATTTGCTTCTATGATTTTACAGCCACATGCTGTTCCTTTTTTCAGACCAGTTTTTAAAATTTGAATACAACCTTCTGTTTGATTTTCTATAACCGAAGGCCCTAATACTACATTTTCAACAATATTTATTTTTTTATTGAGTTTTGTTTCTTTTTGTTTTTCTTCTTTGGCCTTTTGTTTTTCTTCTTTATCTTTTTGTTTTTCTTCTTTAGCTTTTTGTTTTTCTTCTTTAGCCTTTTGTTTTTCTTCTTTAGCCTGTATTTTTTTTAAAGATTTCATTTCTTTTTCATTATTCTTTATTTGTAACTTATGTTGTTTTATCATCAATTTATTATGTTGCCAACAATAACATTTAGTATCACCATAATTTATTGGTTCTGCTGGATTTTCTGGATTATATACAGATATTTTTGTAGCATAAATTTTACCGCATAAAATATTCTTTTTGTTTGTTTCTGATTCTGGCTTTGATTCGTCAAAATTCACATTTGATAACTGATATTCGCATTTTTGTGAATAATTTTGTGTAGGTTTAGAATCAATATTTTTTGGATCATAAAAATTCACACCATTTACTTTTGGTAATCCTAACTCCTCATAATATGGAAGTAATTTATTATCCTTACTTCTACAATATGGACATCTTATTTCATTTAAATTTACACGTGTTAATAAATCTTCTAAATTATTAAATTTTTTTCTATGGTTTACTAAATCATTATATAAAGGAATATAGTTAAACTTGTGACCACATTTAATTTCTACATATCTCTCTATTAAGGGTAAATTAGTAATTAAACATTTATTATTATCATCATCAGTCTTTTCATTGCTTTCTTCAATATCAAGTGATTTATATAATTCATCAAAAAAATTTATTCCTCCTTCTATATTGTATTTACTCATTTATATATTATTATTTATGTTATATCTTTATATTTTTTATATTAAATTGATATATAATGTCTCCTCCTGAAGTTTGGGGTCCGGCTATCTGGACATTATTTCATAGTCTAGCTGAAAAAATAAATGAAAACGCATATCCATATTTAATAAATTCTATGTTTTTTATGATTGTTAAAATTTGTAGATTTTTACCTTGTCCGGAATGTTCAAGAGATGCGAGCGGTTTTTTAGCAAGAATTAAAATTAGTGACTATAAAACTAAGGAACAATTTAAAAATATGTTATACTTATTTCATAACTGGGTTAATGCTAAAAAAAGAAAGAGACTATTTAATTACGCTTATATGAATAAATATTCTCAAGTAAATATAATTAATGTTGTAAATAATTTTATTTCTAAATATAATACAAAAGGGAATATGAAATTATTAGCAGAATCATTTCAAAGAAATTTTGTAATTAAGGATTTTATATCTTGGTTTAAAGCAAATGCTTGGGCTTTTATAAACAGACAAAATCAACAACCAAATAATACAGTTGTTGAAAATTCTTCACATAATGAAATAAACCAAACTGTAATAGAAGAATCTTCAGTTGAAACAGCTATTACAGAAGAAACAGTTGTAATAAATGAAAAGGAAAAAGAAGAAATAAAGGAAGAAGAAGAAATTAAAGAAGTAGAAAAAGTAATTGAAGAACAAGAACAAGTAGAAGAAGTAGAACAAATTAAAGAAGTAGAAGAAATTAAAGAACAAGTAATTGAAGTAATTGAAGAAGTAGAAGAAATTAAAGAAGTAGAAGAAATTAAAGAACAAGTAATTGAAGAAATTAAAGAACAAGAAATTAAAGAAATTAAAGAACAAGAAATTAAAGAAGTAGAAGAAGTAAAAGAAGAACAAGAACAAGTAGAAGAAGTAAAAGAAGAACAAGAACAAGTAGAAGAAGTAATTAAAGAACAAGAACAAGTAGAAGAAGTAATTAAAGAACAAGAAATTAAAGAACAAGTAATTGAAGAACAAGTAATTGAAGAACAAGTAATTCAAGAAGTAATTGAAGAACAAGAACAAGTAATTGAAGAACAAGTAATTCAAGAAGAAGAAGTAAAAGCAGATGAAAAGAAGAAGAAAAAGAAGAGGAAAAGTAAATAAAAAATTATATAAAAAGAAAATATAATTTATAACGTCTAACTTATAAATTATAAAATATTATTGTAAACTAAATCCTTTTATAGTTGTCCGATTAGTTCTCCATTCTTATACATTTGACATTTAAAAGTTTGTTTACTTGGTTGATAACAAACTTCTTTATCACTTGAAGTTTCATTAAAAAATAAATATTTTCCGGACCCACCGACATACATTGCGGTAACAATACCAGCAGATGAAGCCGCACCTAATAAAACATTTAAAAATAATTCACCTGTATTAATTATACAATTTTTATAAATTTTAATAAACATATCAGCGAAAAAATAAATAATTAATGATAAAAATGTCCAATAATTTATAGAACCATTACTAAACATAGGATACGATAAATAAACAATTGTAAAAGCAAAAACAAATGAACTAAATGTCGGATTTCCATATTTACTGTATTGTACTGATGTACAAATTGTTTTATCATTTACAATAGGTTTAGCTTTGGCTATCATATATACAAAATTTCTAACAACACAGCATCCTATCAAAAATCCTAAATAAATCAATCCTTTAAAGTTTTGAAATACAAAAGACAAACTAGTTATACTTATCGCAATTATTACTGGAGAGAAAAAAGAAAGAAAAATCGCGATATTCATAGGTTGAATTATTTTAAGTGGTGATTCTGAAACATCTCCTCCCATTGTCATAGTTGGTGTATTTTGGTTACTCATATAATAATTATGTATAATTTAATTTAAATTATTATATTTATTCATCAAAAACCAATTCAAAAACTTCTTTGATACTTCCTATTGGGTAAAATTTAATTCCATCTAATAAAGGTGTATCTTTATATTTTTCCATAAATGTATTATAATCTTTCATATTTTCAGTTGGAAACAAAATTTCTTTTACGCCAGCTTTAATAGCACCCAAAATTTTAAGGTCTAAACCACCTATTTCTGTTACACTTCCATTTAAACAAATCTCTCCAGTTATTGCTACATTATACTTTATTTTTTTTCTATTAAACATACTGTAGATAGCTGTAGTAATAGCTGTTCCAGCACTTGGGCCGTCTTTAGGGGTTGCTCCTTCAGGGCAGTGAATATGTACACCATTCAAACTCTGATTTTTTTTATTACATATTTCATCTCTTGTTTCTAAAGGTGTTAAATCCCAAGCTAATGTTAAAGCTACATTCATCGATTCTTTCATTACATCACCCTGCATTCCAGTCAAGTGTAATTGTAAAAATTTTTCACTGGGTCTCCAACTTACTTGAATAGGTATTACACCACCTTTACCTAACGCATTTGCCCATAATCCATTTATAGTTCCTATTTTACTTTCTGTGTGAATTTTTTTATGTTTAATTTCATGTTTATCCTTAAAATATTTAGTTTTAACGTCATTAATACTTATTTTAATCGGTAATTCGTATTCATTATCTAAAAATTTTATTGTATCTAAATTTATCTCTCCAACTATTTCAAACAATATTTCTTTTAACTTACGTACACCGGATTCTGAAGTATATTCATCAATTATAAACTTTAATACTTCATCTGTAAAATGTATCATATCTTCTAATCCCATTTTTTTATACACTTCCGGTAAAATGTGAGAATTACATATTATTAATTTATCTTCTAAAGAGAGATTATTGAATTTAATTCTATGAACACGATCTAGCAATATCTTATCAATTGCTTCAACATCATTATAAGATAATATGAATAATGCCTTTGATAAATCCAAATCTATTCCAGTAAAATATTTATCTTGAAAACAATCATTTTGTGCTGGATCCAATAAATGTGTAAGAATTCCTACTATTTCTTTCCCATGTTCGGTTCGACTTATTTTATCTACTTCATCAATAAATATGATTGGATTCATACACTTCTTGTCAATTAATATCTGAACTATTGACCCCCAAGTACTACCTACATAAGTGTAGTTATGGCCGTGAAGTGTACTACCATTACTGTCACCACCCATTTGTATCATAGCAAACGGACGACTTACACCTTTATCGTCTTTTAAGCAATCTGATAATCCTCTCTTTGCCAATGAAGTTTTACCGATACCTGGCGGGCCTTCAAAACCAAAACAATATCCATCTTGTTCACCATTTATCCATTGTCCAATTATTCTCTCTATTTGCTTCTTTGCTTTATCGTGACCATGAACAGCTTTATCTAGTGTCAATTTAACTTCTGTCATATAATCAGTTATTTGTTTAATATTTGAATTTATATTAACGATGTCTTTTTTAAATTCAATATTATTTAACATAGGATTCATATTAATAAATGGATTATATTGATCAATTATATCATTTAATAATTTTTTACTATCTTCATCGTCTCCATTATTATAAGAATTTATAACAGAATTTATTATATTCATCATTCCATCTTTATTTGTTTGCGATGAACATTTTACTCCTGGCTTATTATTTTTCTTTAAAATAATATCTAACGATTTTACGTTTTCTAATAATTTCTTCTTATCACATTTTGTCAAATAATCTTTTATTTTTTCTAACTGTTGAATTTTATTATTTGAAGCAGTTTTACCTTGGATTTCTTTTAAGTATTTTATTATTTCAATACTCGTATATTTTTGTTTCTGTGGTATATTATTAAAAATATTAGTAATATTATATTTTTTATGTATATCTTTAAAATTATTTTTAATTATCTCCATCATATTTAGTATTGGTTCTTTTTTATAAACTCCAAAAGGTATCTTAAGTAATCCATCAAGATATTGACGTGCTTTTGACCCAGAGTCTTCTGATTTTGCCTTTACTTCTTTTAATTTCATCATAGCTTTTTCTTTAACAGTATCAGACGCTTTAAGTAAACAAATTTGTTGTTCAAGTGGTATCTTATTTATGTCAAAATTTGATAATTCATTTGTATATTGAATAGTCTTCTTCATAGCATCCTTAAATGACTTCTTTATTCTCCATGGAAAACTGTCGAATAATATTGTTTGTTCTTGTGTATCTATAATTCCATTTGAATCATTCGAGAGAAGGTCATATAATAAATAAGCTAGATACTGATTTTCATAATTCGATGACCTAACTAATAATGTAATTAATGTATTCCTCTTGCTATACATATCATCAGAAATAAACTCTTTGACAACTTGTGAAATTTGTTTTTGTTTTATAATATTGTTTTGTGTTGTTGTTCCAGCGAATTTACCATAAAAATCCTTATAATTTTCATTTATTAAGAAGTCCTTAAGCATTATTGTTGAAATATATTTTTCAAAAGCATCACTTTTAAATTCTTCTTCATTTGGTATATTTTCTTTTATTGTTTTTACTTTATTTAAAATGTAATTGTTATTTAAAAAATCTATAACTATATCATCTACTATACCATATATTAGTAAACTCTTTTTAAGCGGAATAGAATTAACGCAAACTTTAATTCCGTACACTTTCATATGAAATTGTTTATATATTGACACTACATCAAAACACGCTAAATTTGACATTTTATCTTCATTGTCATCTTTCTTTTTCGCGTCATCTCTTTTAACAACAACTTTATAACTTGTAGGGTGGAAATATTTTTTTAATAGCTCAAATTTACTCGATTCATTTTCATCTGTTGTTATTTTATTGTTATTTCCAAAACATACCAATAACAAATCTTCTAGGCTCTCAGTGCCATAATTTTTTAAAAGGCTTGATAATTCGTTATTTATTATTTGAAGACCATTAATAATTGCGTCTGTAGCATTCACTTTTAAATTTATTATATCTTCTATTTTTTTACTCAACTCTCCCAATTTTTCAATACAACTGCTTACTTCACTTATTCCTAAAATATCAAGAATCTTGTTTTTTTGAACATGAATTATTGTTTTTTGAATTAAATCTTTAAAAAATTCAATCTTTCTTTCTACTAACAATAAAACATCTGTAGTTTGCTTTTGATTTATTTCTTTTTTATTTATTATATTTTTTTCTGACATCCTTATATACTATTCTTATTTAATATTTATATTTTTGTTATCTAAACTATTTTGTTTAAGTATGATATTTATATATATTTAATAACGTATTAAACAAATAAATATAATAACTGTAAAGAAAATGGGTATCCCAAGTTATTTTTCATATATTGTTAAAAATCATAGTAATATTATTAGAAAATTATCATCTAATCCTATTAAAGTTGATAATCTTTACTTAGATTGTAATTCTATTATTTATGATGCTGTCTATAAGATGGAAGTTACAACCATGACTGAAGATGTTTCAAACACCATTATTTCAAGAGTAATAGAAATTATTAAAGAATATATTAATCTACTTAATCCTACAGATTCTGTATTTATTGCTTTTGATGGTGTAGCACCTGTTGCTAAATTAGAACAACAAAGGTCTAGAAGATTTAAGTCATTATATCAAAATTCTTTGTCTCGATCTATTTATAAAAATGTTGGACCTGACCCATGGAATACGACAGCAATCACACCTGGTACAAATTTCATGAAATCACTTGATGAAAAAATTTTAAAAGCATTTCAAAAACCAAATGATTTTAATTTAAATAATATTATTGTATCAGGAAGCAACAAATACGGCGAGGGTGAGCATAAAATATTCGAGTATATTAGAAATAATTCAATTAAGCATGCTGATAAAAATACAATTATATATGGGTTAGATGCTGACTTAATTATGCTTTCGATTAATCATCTACCTTTATCTGAAAATATTTATCTTTTTAGAGAAACACCAGAATTTATAAAATCAATTAATTCTGAATTGGAACCAAACGAGACTTACGTATTGGATATTCCTGAATTAGCAAAGATAATTACGTTGGATATGAATAATGGTTTAGAATTGACAACTAAACAACAAAAAAATCGTATTTATGACTATATATTCTTATGTTTTTTTCTAGGAAACGATTTCATGCCTCATTTTCCAGCAATAAATATTAGAACTGGTGGTGTTAATAAAATGATTCAAGCATATAAATCCACCATTGGTTCTACAGATGAAAATCTAACTAATGGAAAAAAAATTTTCTGGAAAAATGTAAGAAAATTAGTAGAGTTTCTGGCTAATAATGAATTTGAATTTTTAAAACAAGAACATAAATCTAGAGATAGGAAGGAAAAATATAAGCTTCCAAATGTTACTCCAGAAGAAAAATTTAATAATTTCATAAATGTACCTACATTTGAAAGGAATGTCGAAAAATTCATAAATCCATTTAAGGATAATTGGCAGGGTCGATATTATAAGTCATTATTTAATATTGAAATTGACGAAATAAGGACAAAACAAATCTGTACAAATTACTTAGAAGGGTTAGAATGGACTATGAAATATTATACTACAGGTTGTCCTGATTGGAGATGGTGTTATAATTATAATTATCCACCATTATTACAAGACCTAATACATTACATTCCATATTTTGATACTGAATTTGTGGTAAATAATATTCATACACCTGTTTCAGAACTAGTTCAATTATGTTACGTTTTACCTAGACAAAGTTTACAATTTTTACCTGAAAAATTATATTTGTCACTTATTAATGAATATTTGCACTTATATACAACAGAATGTGACTTCTCTTGGGCTTATTGTAAGTACTTCTGGGAATGTCACCCAAATCTTCCACATATAAATGTCAATGAACTGGAAAAATTTGTTAATAATAATAAATAAAACACTTAAATAAGTTTAAATAATATATTATATAATGGATAATAATGTTTATTCACATATACTTAAAATAAAAGTATGGTCCAATTTAACAGAATCTGTAACAAATTATGCTAATATAGAAAATGTAGTAAAGGATTTGTTTATAGAGAAGAAGCAAATTCATAATAATATACCAATTAAATGGGAAAAGAAGATATGGTCAAAATATGATAAACATTTTAATCTTGGAGATTTAGTTATTAATACACCTTTCGAAACTGATTCTCCATTAATTGAATCAGTAATATCAAGTATTTCTGAAATAAATAATCAATTACATGAATCTGAAAAATTATCAAAAAATGAAAAAATTATATTTAAAATAGTAAAACCATTAGTAGAAATATTACCTGTTAATGAAAGTTTATAATTCATCAATGATTGAAAAAGTAAAAAAAGAAAAGGAAATAAAAATAAAAGATAATATTAAATAGCATAAAGATTTTTTAATAATATAAAATATTATTAAAATGTCTGAATTTGTTTATGATGTCGAAACGTGTAGTGAAAATTATAAAGATCATATTCGTACAGCAAAATATGGGGCTATAGTAGAAAAAACTACTAAAGAAAGTATGATTTTTATTTATAATAATAAAAAATATACTATTAAATTCGTTTTGAAGTATGCTTTTGACTTTGATAATGGATTTTATTATACTGATTTTTCTGAATTTAAGAGTAGCAGAAAAGTAGAGCCAGATTTAATGAACGATTTTATTGATTGTATTAAAAAAGGATTTGTTACTTCTGATCGTCTCTCAGCTTAAATATTTTATTTAATAATTTATTCTTTATTTTTTATTATAATCTAATACTGAAATAAAAATAAAATACTGAAATAAAAAACTACTTGATTAAATTTATATAAAGAATATAGTATTTATATAAATTAATGGGTAAAACACATCGTAAAGTTAATGCTGGTTCATGTAGTATTGATTATCATTCGCCTCATAATAGAGGTTTTGCAAAGGACAAAAAAGCATATTCACATCATAGATTAAGAACACATAATAAAGTTTGTAACGAAGATAGTATAGAAGTATTTAATTGTAAACAGAAGAAAATGAATACTCACTGGGCTGCTTCATATTATGGAGAATCAAGCAATATTCCTAACAAACAAGGTTTGAATATTACCGATGAAGACCTGTATAATGGCTCAAAGTATAAATGGTCTAATTCAGAAAAAACACAACTTGATAGTTTAAACTCTATTATTACAGGAAGTGATAACGAAAATGTTGAATTTATAGAGTACATTAAATCATCAAAAAAACAACTAGAGCGAAGGGGAGTAATTGGCGAATTTTATGGACACAGGCAATAGTTTCTTTAAGTGTTTTAATAATATATTTAAAGAGTTTATTTAAAGACACTATACTACATATTGTAGGAGATTTTCAAGATTTTCTTATTTTTGGTCATTTTTTCTTCCCTACATATGAAGGAAAATACATCGTTTTTTGAAAATGAAAAGTATTTTGATTTTCCGATTTTGGACATTTTTTTTGTCCATTTTTATAAAACCCGGATATTTTATGAGAAAAGGAATCCTCCTTACGATAATTGAAAATTAACGTGTGATGACAGAAAAAATAATTTTCAATATGTGACGATAAATTTTTTTTCAAAAAATGGACATTTTTTATTTTGGCAATCTTTTGGCAATATTTTCCATCGCAAAAATCGCAAATTTATTTCCAAAAAATTTGAACCTTTTAATGAAACTAAATATCGTAAC